CGCCTTCATTCGTTACGTCAATGTTGGTAGCGTCACGAACCGACCCTTCCGGCATGGCGTAATCCGGCGCGAGCATATTCATGCCTGCGGCGAATCTCTGCGACTTTGGAAGGGGTTGTTTCACGCGACATGCTCCACAATTGGCTTCGTGGATTGTCCCGTGACCCCGCTAGAGTGCTGGGCGCAAAAGAAAACCCCGGCGATTAACCGGGGCTTTGGGGTGGCGACTACTCAGAGGAAAGTGGTTGTTTCCATTTTGGAAAGGGCCACCCCCGCGCGCGGCGGGGATTAGATTTACAGCCCGAGCCTCGCCCGCTCCGCCCGCCCCCACTGCCGTACTGCTTCGACAAACTCGCCGAAGGCCTGCATTTCCGCCAGCTCGCCGGGCGTGGGCTGGTACATTCCAGCCGCCGCCCCGACTCCAATTCGGGCGAAGAACATCTCGTCATCAATCGAGTAGCGAGCGCGAATCTTTTGCACCATGCGCTCGGCGATCAGCTGGCAGCGGGGGCTGGCTGCGCGGAGGGCGGTCTTCAGCTCGGGAGTGAGCACAACGGGCTGCGGGTCGAGCTCGGGCGGCTGCTCGGGCAGGGTGGCACCATCGGGCACGGATACGTAAGTCACACCATCGAGGGTGGCCAACTCAGTGCAGTAAATTTCGCCCTCGTCGCCCAGGGGGTCAGGCAGGCGCAGCGTGACGGTGGTGTAGAGGTCGGAGTGTTTTTGGTACGCGATTATGTGTGACATATAAACTCCTTATTAGAGATACGAGGCGGCGCGGAATCCTACACGGACGCTCGAGTCCGCCCGCGCGTTGTTCCAGTGGGCGGCCCAGACGCCGGCAGTCGACCCGTCGCTCCAGGGCGCGCCGACAACCATGCACAGATCATTGCGTGTGTACTGATAGTAGTAGTCAGCGCCAAATGCGTTCGATCCAGCTAGGCTGGTGCCTCCCGCAATCGGCAATCCTGCACCCGCCAACACCCAGTCATTGCCCGATGTCACAGATGACAGCACCTGGTTGGCGCCGTTGCCAAACCGGTTCCCGCCCGCATTGTTTGGATAGTCGGTGCGAAATCGTGGTGTAAGCGGCGCCATCAGAGCAGCGACACCCACAGCCCCCCAGTGATCCGTAGCCAGGGCATTACCGGCCGTAAAATTGCGCATTCGTGTTGCCGGCTTGGCGGCATAGAAGATACCCCTGGTCAGGGTTCCGCCAGACGTGTAAGCCGTAAAGGCGCTGGAATTGGTGCCGTCCAGACTGACCGTATTGGCATCGATCACTGTCACGGCGAAGGTGCAATCATTGACCTGCGTCATGCCTACAACAGACGCGGCCGTCACGACATCCCCCGCGGTGTAGCCGTGAGCGGCAACTGTCACCACAGCGGGGTTGGCTTGCGTGATGCCGGTGATCGTCTTGCTGGCGGCGACGCAGGTAATCCCCAGCGACACCTCGTACATATTGCCGTTCAGGTCAGCAACGCCGCAGGCCTGACCGTTATGTGTGGTTTTTGCGAACGGTGTCGCACTGCCCGTTTTGCCGCAGTTGCTGTAACCGTCGGACACGTAGAGCACGGAGGCGTCATTCGTGTCACGCAGGGCATTGTTGTTATTGCCCTTCGGGAAGTTGCTCACGCCGGTGGCGTCGTACCAGGCACACCAGGTTGCAGACGCGGACGCCTGGCCATGGGCCATGGAGAGCAGCGCGAGCGCACCGTAAATGAACTGACTGCACGGATGGAAAGCTGCGCCACGGGTCTTGGCGGCAGCAATGGTTCCGGCGTAGGAGTTGGACGGCGTGCCGGTCAGGGCTGAAATCGGATTGTGGACAGCGGCCGTTGAAAGCGGAAGTCCGTTCTTGAGGCTGGATGCCACGCCGTTGTTGTTCGACGCCTGGAACTTGTCGACAAAAAATCCAAGCTGCGGACCTCCATCAAAAAATGCCCTATGCAAGGCGTAGCCAGCCGAGTTTGCATCGGCATCGCTACCGAACGTCCCGTCCCCAAGAATGTCTATGGCATTGACGCCACTTGTTGCATAGTTTGGACTCGCGGCGGAGCCGACGCGGTAGTAAAACCGTGGCACCCACACCATCACAGAACCGTCCGTGTATTGATAATTGCCGTAGTTGTCGCTGGCAGGATCTGCTGTGCCGACCATTGGTGAATAGCCCACCGGCAGCACCGGACACACGCCCACGCCGAATCCTTGGGAACCAGGGGTGCCAATATCGTTGGTGGTGGTGATTATCCCTTGCGGAGTAACGGTAAACATGAGTTCAGTTCCAGCCCCGAAAACTTTTACAACCCCCGGGGCCGAGGACGTTGCGGTGACGTTCTGGATCGGGCTGCTCGGGGCGAAGGTTACAGCGCACCATTGATTGCCCTGCCAAACCCACTTTGCCCCGCTCTTGGTGGTAAGCGTGTCGCCGTCTTTGGTAGCAAAGCTGTAAATCAGTTCGTCGTTTGTGGGATTGGTGAAGGCCGTCATAGTGGCTGGCTCCTAAATTGTTCAGCCGCCGTATCGAACGACACGGGAGCGGTTTTCTCTGCGTTTGCGCTGCACGTTTGCATCGGGACGAACGCCGAACGATGCTTCAAACAGGGCTTCATATCTTGCGGCGGCAACAGGATCGAAAGTCTCGGAGTCCTGTTTGAGATACCCACAACGACGCGCCCAGTCGATCAGGCGGAAATGGTGCTTTTCGTGGATTTCGGGAACGTCGCTATCTGCGGCCATTGCGACAAGCGGAAGACGCCACACAACGAGGCGCGCAACGCCGTCCTTCCACGGAGAAGGGATAAGGCGCATCACGCCATCGCTTAACTCCGTGAATATCTGCGGATCGCCCGTCTGCGTTTCCCATCCCGGATACTCGGAATCCATCTCTTCGCGACTGTTGCGGGATAGCGGCTTTTGCTGTCCGTCAATCTTCACGCGAGCGATGCCGAGGATCTTGCCGCTCAGGGTGTAGGTGTGCGTATCCGCCACCAGATCAACCTTGCAGACGGAATCCGTCGTTTCGTCCGTAATTAGCCTTGCGCGAATAGCTGCTTCATTGACAGCCTCGTTCAGATACCGATTGATATCCGTATCGATCCAAAGCTGCGGAAGCTCGACGTCAAGCATCTGGCGGCGGTATTCGGCGCGAAGCTCACCAAGATTCATTACAGATTGCCCTCAAATTCAGCCCAAATGGCATCACGTTCGGAGCGTTCAATCGAGAAGCCGACAAGGGCATTCAGCTTGCGAAGGTCGGGCTTGCCGTCAGCGGTAAATGCGTTGGCGTCATCACCTTCAAGCATCGTCTGCACGGCATCCTTGATTACCTGTTTGCGGTCGAACGAGGGTTCGGTGGGCTTCTCTTCGGTCGAGATACCAACCGGCACGCAGCCACGGGAAATGGCTTCTTTGCGGAACATCGGGGCCAGCTCGACGCCTTCAGGCTCGTCACTCAGCGGAAGAACGATTGCCGTGTGGCCGGTCGTCAGCGCGATTTGCACAGCGGGGCCGTTCGGTTCGGCGGTAGTAAAGCGCATGGGTCAATCTCCAAAAAGCCCCGACCACGAAGGGCCGGGGAAAACACGCTGGAAACGTGAGAGGGTTAGCCTTGCGAGAACTGTTCGCGGCCGAGAACGACGTAATCAACGGACACGCGTACCTTGCCGGCAGTCGGGGCCGTGCTTACGCCGGTCCAGGTGACTGTGATGTAGTCCTGAACCGTGTTGCTGTAGCCGGTCGGGGTCAGTGCAACGTTTCCGGTTGCATGGACTTCAGCGGCGCTCACGTAGCGCGTACCGGAGGCAGCATCACCAATGGCGAACTTGTCAGAGGTCGCCGAGTTGAAGGCGGTCAGGGTGGTGACGCGACCGGCCAGAACGACAGCGTTCGGCGGGAGCTGGATTGCATTGGCAGCCACGCCGCTGGTGACATCAGAAAAATTGACATCAACGTAGGCGTGAATGACTTGCTGACGGGCAGGCTTGAGGGTGATAGCCATTTTGTTTCTCCAAGAGGGAGCGCCCAGACCTAGTTAAAGGTCCGGGCTATTGGATTACTGGAGGTAGTGGTCGATTGCGACGACGCCGAAGTCTTCGACGGCCTTGTCGTAGATGCTGTAGAACTTGGGCTTGAGAATGCCCAGCATCTTGTCGATGTTGATACCTTGCTGGCTGCCGTACTGGAACTGCTTTTCGTCCCATTCCGGAGCGCCAAGGTCGGCAAAGCCGAGAGCCTGAGCGCCGCACAACAGCGAGCGGGTGCCATCAACGGTGCCACCGGAACCCCACTTGGAGCCGGAAGCCGCGCCCTTGGTGTTGTAAACAAGGCGGTGTTCGTGGATCACCACGCCGTCAATGGTCACAGTGCCGCCAGTGAAAAACGGGCTGTTAGCGCCATCCTTCAGGGCCAGTTGCACGACGGCGCGCTGGTAGTCCGCATCCTTCTTCAGCGCGGCCAGAGTGCCAGGCTGAACGAGCATGACGTAATACTCTTTGCCACCGCTCATCAGCGGCTTGACGTAGTGCGTCTTGGCGTAGGCCACGGCATCCACGATCATCTTGTAGGACGGCACGTAGGAACTGGTGATGCTGCCGGTGCTGGACGAAACCAGAGCGGTGCCGTTCCACATCACAGAGCGGTTGGCAGACGGGGCGGAAACGTCGCCAGCGAACGCGAGGGACTGGAACGCGGTAGATGCACGGGACGCACCGTTGTTCATGTAGGCAAAGGAGATGCCAGACAGGGCCAGAAAGCCGAGTTGGTCAATCCGGTTTGCCAGCCAGTAGGCGAGGCGATCACGGCCAGTTTCCCGGAAGCGGATCACGGTCTTCTGGTCGGCCAGCTTGCCCTTGTTCTTCACGCCGTGCGAAATCAGATCAATATTGACGATCTGCGAATAGGCTTGCATCGCCTCTTCGTTGCCTTCGCGCTCGTTGTCACCCACCACACCGTCGTCGGTCAGGTCGGCAACGAGTTGCATCAGAACCTGTTCGCCCTTCTCGGTCTTGGTCAGCTCGGTAATGCGCTGAATCATTGCGCCATCGCCGGTGCCGGTGAATTTATTGAGAAACATTTGATCGCGGGCGGCTTGCCACACGTCACGGGACCATACGACTTTCTGCTTCGGCACAAGGGCCGCAAAATTAGTAGCGGACATTTGAATGTCTCCAAGTGGAATTGTCTATTGCTGGCGATTCGCTGCCCTGCAACGCGGAGACATGGCATTTGGGACGCCAAGAATTCCACTCGGTTTAACGCCGTGAGTGAGGCGAGATACGTGGAAGGTCACGACCCTATTGCGCCCGCTACCGGAGAGATAGCGGGGTGCCGCTCACTTGCTATTGCGCACCAGGAACAAAGATTCTCGGCGCTTCTTGCTCTTGAACCGGCTGACCGCTCCAATTCAATTGAGCGTAAATCTCCATCAAGTCCTCGATGGAGTATTCGTTCATGGATCGTTCATCCCACAGCATTCCTGCGGGGGCGTTCGATCCTTTGAGCATTCGGATTACGTCATCCTTGCGAAGCTCAATGGTGATGGAGGGCTCTTGCTCGTTGGCCTTTGCCGCTGCGTCAGCTTCATCAACGAACTTTTGAAGCTTGTCCATAGGGGCATTAAATCGCGCCAATTGTTCATCGAGGCTTTTCTTCCGAAACTCTGGAATACTTCCGAAATCAATCACCGCGCAATCTCCGCTTATCTTCGTCGGACAGCTTGGCGTATTGCTCATCGGTCAGCTTTTCAACATCAAGTTTCCCGGCTGCTGCACGTTCGCCAATACCGCCACCGGCAGGAGGTTGAGCGGCAGAGGAAGCGGCGGCGCGAGCAACGGCAGCAGCGCGACGACCATCAACCTTCGGAGCGGGCGGATCGTCCTTTTCCTGCTCATCAGCAACGTAGAGAGGCGCAACCTTCTTTGCCGCCTTCTCCAGCGCCTTGTGCGGAGCGTCGCCCTTTGCCATGTAGAAATCTCGCCACTCCACTACGTCCTTGATTGCGGCGGCGTCGGCCTCGTCAGACTCGGAATTCAGGAACGGATAATCGGCAGCGATGCGGTCTGCAGTCGATTGCAGAAGGGATACAGCCGTGCGCTGCGCCGTGATCTGCTCAAACTGCTGAAGCGCGATTTGCGTAGCCTCTTGCCGTTCATGGGCGCGGATCTCGCCCTGAATGCGCTTGTAAGCTGCGGTATCGCCAGCAAACAGCGCATCGGCGGCTTCCTGCTCTTTCGCGTCGAAGTCAAAACCCGGATCACGAGCAGCTTGCTTCGATTCAGCAGGAGCGGGAGCCTGCGAACGAAGGCGCTCTAGCTCTGCCTCAAGTTCAGCATTGCGGCGCTCCGCTTCCTTCTTGGCCTCATTGACCTCATGAAATCGAGCGTGCGGGACAGATTGCGACTTGGCGGGCTTCGTTTCAGCCTCGCCAGATTCTTCAGCCGCAGGAGTTTCGGTCTCTGCGGCTTCAGCAGGTTCAACAACGTCGCCGCGATCATCGCCAACTTCTTTAGAGTCGGTCGAAAGATCAACGATATCTTTGTTGTCATCGAGTTCCAGCGTATCGGACATAGCTATTTGCGGCCTCTATTGTTGTTCGGCTGATGCACAATAGAGCCGCCCCGCGCGAGTGCTGGCATTACGCCCCGTCCATTCGTTGCGTCTCAATACCGCCCGCCACGCCTTGTAATGGGCTGGCAGGTTGCGCAGGAAGCATTCCTCCCGGCATTACCTCCATTCCCGTGCGCTTATTAGACAACGGATTGACTGTTACGCCAGAGATAGGCGCATCGGGAATAGGCATGTTTGGGTCTTGCCCTGGCTGCGTGACATAGCCGGAAGACTTCAGAATCTCGTCAGCAACAGGCGCAACCTGCGGAATTGCTGCGATAACCTCGCCGGTTTGGATTGCCGAGTAGTGGGCCTCGACGTTCTTCAGCAACTCTTCGGCTTGCGTCTTCTTCGCTTGAGCGTTCTTTAGCGCAACTTCGGCCTCTTGCAGCGGATTAGGCGGCGGGGTTGCGCTCATGCGCTCGATCACTTCGCCCTTGTCGGCAATGTTGGAGTGACGCACGATCACATCGTCAGGAATGTTGATGCCAGCCTTCTTGAGTTCAAGCGCCTGCGTGAATTGGCTATTCTCAAACGTGACTTGCATTGGCACCTCGTCAATCACCACATCGTATTCGCCGATGGTCATGTCATTGAGGTATCCGCCAGTCTCTGGCAGGTATTGATTGAGCGTGATGATTTGCTCTTGCTCTTTGCCGTCCTTGTCGCACTCCGTAATCCGGATGATCCGTTCGGAGTCGTAGTAGTTCTGCACGAGCCACATGATCTTTTTGGCGAGCAAGTGACGCGTATGGGACAGGTTATCCAGCGGCACAGCCAATTGCTGTTGTGCTGCGAATTGCTTGGACTGAATAGCAACGCCCGACACTTCCGGACCGTTCTGCCCCTGCATAGCTTCAGACGATCCGGTTACGTCGCGGATATTCTTTTGGCTGCGGTCAATCAGATGATCGACACCCTGCGGGACATTGTTCGGCTGGATCTTGATCGGAGCTGTTGCGCCTTTCTTGTACTCAACGACAAGCCCAGTCTTCGCGCCAACATCCTCCAGGTCTTCCGTATCCATGTTGGTCAGCGAGTTTTCCTCCACCGCCCACCCGGAGTTAGCTGACGTGTTGATGATGTGAAGGTACTGGCTGATTGATTTGTTGAGCACGCGCTGCGGGCTGATGGCGTTATCCACCATGCCGCGCGTCTTGCCTCGCCGGAAATAGGGGAAGTACGGAACAATGGTGTAGTGCGGATAGGGCGACCAGTCGTCATGCAGCAGGGTCGTGTAGGTTGAGACAATCCACCGCACGCGGCGCTGCATCCTGCGCGTAATGACGCCACCCTCTGCAATGATGCCGGCGCGTTTCTCTTCGCTCAGGTCGTCTTCCACCGGGCGAATGTCCCCGGTAGCGTAGAAAACCACGGTCTGCATGGACCAGCGCATCTGCTGCCGGTCGATCACTCGCACACGGCGCAGGGTCGTATCACCAATTACCGTGTCGTAGATGTAGGGCATCCCGCTATTGCGATTGCCGAACTTGTTGCGCCCCTCTACGCCGTTATCGTCGCCAAAATCGGATTGATTGATAACCTCCTTCTCTGCCTCAAGGCGAGCATCCAGCCCCCAGCGTTCCTCAATCTCGTCGTAAGTCATCCAGCGCAGCACGATTACGTCAGCCCACGATTCAGGCTCGTACTTCTTGGCGTCCGGGTCGGGCATCACGTCGAGCGGATCGAGCACGTCAATGGCAATCTCGCCCAATGAGTTCTCGTTGAAGTCCATTCGGATGTCGTAGTACCCGCGCTGCTGAATCAGGCCGTCACCGAATACCTGCGACTCTTTCCAGTGCAATTGCTGATCGTCGGCGGTCTGCATCACCACTTTTGACAGTAGCTTTGCGTTGTTTTCGTCGGCCTCTCCACCGCGCGGCTTGAACGAAATGTCCATCCGGTTGTGAATTTGGTAGCCAAGGGCGGAATTAACCGCAGGCATCACCTCGTTAATCTCTTCGACGGGTCTGCCCTGGCTCTCAAGCGTGGCGCGATCCTCTGCCTCCCACTGCTCACCAGCCCCGAGATAGAACGATTCGCAGCGGCGCGCTTGAATCACGTACTCACGATGGCCCCGCATCCGGCTGTATTCGTACCGCTGCCAGTTGTTTTGAGCGATAGCGTGGTCAGAGTAGAGGCTTTCTTTGTCGTCACCGTTGCTATTGCTGTCAACGTTGTCGCCACGGTCGCGCTTTTGAATGTCGTAGGGTTCGCTCATGAGGCCATCGGGGAAACGTTACCGCCGCCCGCTCTCTGTTTTAGTTTGTCGCGCCAGCTAGTGGGCCTAGCGGATTTCGGATGCTTGTAACCTTGAGCAAATTGCCTGAACGCATCCGCTGCTTCGGAATGAATGTCGTGTCTTGGCTGCTCAGCCCATCGGCCTAGCGTCTTATTCCAAGTCTTTTTGTAGCTGCCAAGGTGCTCGATGCCTTCTTTGCACCCGACCTCATCAATCCAGCACTGATTGAACAGGGATCGAACCATCTGAATGCCGTGCGTTACATCATCCACGCGCGGGACTATCTCCCACGACCCACCAATGCTTGATTTGCGCAGCTCGTCTATAGGCGCGCAAACCTTGTCTTTCTGCTGGCGTTCGTGGGATGCGTCGTGTGGCAGGTAGTGCGTGCCCCACAAATGGCCCATTTCCTGCATTTGCTTGGTGAAGTAGCTGTAAGGCTCGCCCCATCCTTCAATGAAACGAAAGAATCGGTGCTGAAGCCCGACCTGCTGATGGAACCAGATGGCCGTGCCGTCACCAGAACCGATATCCCAAAAGGTATTTACCGGAATGCCGTCGATGATCGGTACGTTTGTGATTCGCCCTTCTTTACGGGCAGCTGCAATCTGATTGGCGTAGTACGTGCCTTCGGTAGATACCTGAAACGCTTCCTTGGCCGTACTCGGGTACTCCTGCCACATCTTTTCAGGATCGCCGCCAAAGTCAGCGTCACGCGTGGCGATGTACCAATTGCGCTGCTCACGGTCGATAACCTGCCCGGTCTCGCCTTCTATCCGGTCGAAATACTGATTGTCCGACTCAGAAGTGATGACGGTTCCGGTTATGCGGTACTTGTCTTCCTGCCACCAGGGAAAGAAATGGAAGCGGTAATCGCGCTCGTTAAGCTCAGACCCAGAATCAGCCAATGCCTGGGCGCGCTGGGTCATTGCGTAGAACGACCCTTCCTGCCCCTCTGCGGTACTCTCAATGATCGCGATGCCATCAAGAGGGACGGCAGGCAGCGAGCCGGTAACTACTTCCTTGGCTTTATCGGGGAACTTGGCGCAAATCTTCCCAAACTCGGAAATATGCAGGCGGTGAATAGTCCCGGAGCGCATCGACGTTGCGACTCTGACGGAACTATTGTTATGAGCAAACAGAAGCTCAGTCGCGCTATCTCGGCCAAGCGGGAACCGTTCGCGCAATTGATCGGGCAGATTGTTGTATGCCAGCTTTACCTTGTCCCGAAAAATCGCCTCTGCTGCCTCTCTGTCCTGCGCAATGATGCCGCAGCGTTGATCCGCGTTGAATAGCGCATGATCGAGCCAGAGAATAGCTACCAGCGTCGTAAAACCAAGCTGTCGCGCCTTGAGAATGATATTGCGGTGCCACAGCTTAGAGATAAGCCGACGTTGCGCACGATTGGGGATAAATGGAACGACACCTTCTCCGTCGCCATCCTTGACCATGATCTTGTACAGGCGACCCGAGCAAACGCGCCACATCGGATCGGCAAGGCACCGAAGAAATTCAGCGTCGCTTTCCGGTACGAAATCAAGGGCAATGCTACTTTGCATCCTTGACCACCGGGATTGCAGAGCGAGAGCCAATAGCCTTCAGCAGCTCAGATAGCGGGTCGGTCTTTTGCTTGTTGTCCTGCTCATACAAACCAAGGAAGCGGCACAGCTTTTCAAGCGCCGCATTCTTATCCGCAACCTTGTACTTCAGGACTTCGCCGAAACCCATGTCGGCATTGCCCTTTGTGACCACCTCAAGCCCTGCAATTGCCGCAGCGGTATCCTCGTCAAGCTGGCTTACATGCAGAGGCCGACCGTCATCGTCAAACATCTTGCGTGGGTCAAACAAGGCAATGCGCGCAATCTCACGAATGACGCGCTCTTGCGTAACGTGAGTCGATACCTGGATGCCCTTCTGTCTCTCTGCAACAGCTTCAGCAACCATAACATTCGATAACAAACGGCTTGCCTGCTCTTGGGCCGTATCTGCGCTATAGCCAGCACGAATAGCTGCCTGAGTACCGTTCAAATCAATCAGGTACTCATCGACAAATCGGGCTTGCTTCGGCGTCAGGTCGGCCACGCTCAATCCTTCGCCAACTTGCTGCGAAGCTCATAGCCAAGCAGCGGCCAGATTTGCTCAACCGCCTGTGCGCGAGCATCTTCACGACCACGCTCCACACTGTGCTGCGCCGGATCAATGGAGCCGTAATTGATGCCAACAATCTTGGTGCCGTTGCGGAGAATGAGGACGCAGAAGGTGAGCAGGCTGAGGGCCGTACCCGCACGAACGCCATTAGGGCGATGGCCAATAGCTCCAAAACAGCCATCTGCGGCGGTGAAGTAAAACTCACTGGCAATGCTCGCCTCAACATCAGCAGGCGTCACACGCGGAGCATTCGGCCCTTTTGCTTGAATCTCTTGCTCAATGGAATTGGCCATGTCAGATCACCGACCAATCTTCGGCAAGCACGTCGTTAATGCTCGGAACCCAAGTGCTCACTGTCCCATTGACGTTCTTGATAGCCAGATAGGCGGCATACGGAACCATTGCGCTCT